CAATATCGACGTATGTTGTCTCATCTTCGAGTTGATCGTTCTCGTCAATTTCCAGCTTGTTCTTGTCCAGATAAAACTGGACATCTGCGATACTAACGTGAGCCATTTACCTCTTACGGCTTCTTGGTCTGGGCGCCGCTTGATGTGGTACTTGGCCTGACGACGGCACCAGTCGCCTTTGGTTCAGAGACGGGAGCCGAGGCGGTTGGGGTCGGCGCAGCCTCGGACTGCGAAGCCGCGAGCTTCTCTTCGGCCTGGGCCTGAGCGTCGAGCACCTTCAGATTGGAAGCCTGAAGCTCAGCTTCAGCCTGCGCCTTGGCTTCATCAGCCTGCGCCTGCGCCCTTTCCGCCGCAGCCATCGCATCGTGAACGGCCTTCGGAGCCACCGCACCAGACGCACGAAGCTGAAGCAGCTCGTCATCGCTCATTACGTCGGGCACCATATCTCCGGGGTCCAGGTGGTACATCGTTCCATCCGGAGCGCCGTACTTGATGTGACTCAACGCAACGAAAGACTGCTTTGCCATCCCAGCTCCTCTCGTTACGCGACCGCAGATTTGATAAGATACCCGCCGATTGCCTTGCCGGAAGCGTCCTGCGCAGGCAGCTTCAGGTCGTAGCGCCGCTGCATGCGAACGATGTCGCTCTTGCGATCCTCTTCGCGCCAGCGGTCAACAACCTGCCCGTTGCCCCCACCGTACCCCCACGCGAACTCGTACGCGAAGGCAGGAATCCGCAAGCCGGGCGCGGGCGGAACCCACGCCAGCACAACGTCCTTGCCCCAGATGTACGCGAGGGAGGGGGTCTGCCCAAACGCGGCCGTGTTCTGCCCAACCATCGGCGAGATGATGTTGGGGACGCCAACAATCGAGCCGATGATGTCGGGCGTCATGATGCCGCGCTCGCTGTACTTGATGCGTTCGATCATGTCAGGGTGGTCTTCGAGCACCGACATGACCTGGTATGGGAAGACGCCCGTGTTCGGGTCACGGAAGAGCCACTGATTGACGGCTCTCGCGCCCGTCCGTAGGTCGGAAATGGGATTCGAGTTGACGTAATCGCTCCACTGAGATGTACCAGAGAGCGTGACCGTGTTGGGAAGCGTGCCAGAGGTCGAATAGTTCGTAGTCGTGGTGACGAGGTTCTTCATGGCGACTTCGCGCCCGAGCAGAACCTTCTGCGTCACGAGGTACGTGCCGTCAGCGTCCGGCGAGAACGGCGCGTCAGCGTTCTCGCGCTCTTCGTCGGTGACGGCGATCTGAAGTGCGTGCTCCTGAGCGAAATACTGATCAGTTGAGACTTCGTAGCCAGGAATCTCGTTCGCCTTGGTGCCCGGCGCACGCAGGTCAAGGTGCGTGCTCCACGCCTCACGGCCGAAGATGTAATACTTGTTGGACTGCTTCTGCACAGGAACCGAAGGGAAGAGACGATTCCCGACGAACTCGTTGTTCGGGTAGCCGATGGAGAGATTGGTGAGCGCCACGTCGATGTGAACGTTGCCGCCACCTCTGGGGTCCCAAACAGCCATTGTGGTTCGCCTCCTCTCTTAGAACGTGGTTCCGACTTGGGCGCCAGGCGTCAAGAACACATCGATGATGTCTCCCGCAGCGCCGGCCGCACTCATCGCGATACCAAGCATCCTGGTGCCGGCCGCGCCAGCCGTAACCGCTCTTCCGTCGGCCACAGCACCAACGGCAGCCCAGCGGGTGATCGCAGCGCTCGCTTCCATCTTGGTAATACCCAAGACACGAACGTCGGCCACCTGCTTGTTGACATCGGCAGCCGCAACCGCATGCTGCACGACGCCAAGCGGTAGCTCGGTTACGGCAGTCATCGCCGTGCATGACTCGTCAACCGTGCCACCCTTGACCGCGCGGAACTTGCTCAGCGCCGTCTGCGCGAGAAGGCCCTTGTCGAGGACGAAATCTGCTCCTGGCATTATCGCCTCCCCGACTTCACATCGACCGCGCGGCGGTAGGCGTCGTAGAGCTGAGGCTTCTGGACCGAGATTTCCTTGAGGGCGGTCCCGTAGTCAACCTTCTCCTCAGCCATCTTCCGCTCAACCAACTTGCCGAGCTGCTGAATCGGATCGCCCAGCTCATCCAGGGTCACGTCCTGAATTCCCTGAACGGTGCCACGCTCGCCCAGCTCAACCAAGCCCTTGTCCTTCAGCTCCATGAAGAGCTTGACGATCTTGTCGCCGGTCTCCTCGGGAACTTCCATAAGGATCTTGAGCAGGTCTTCCTGTCCTGGAACCGGCAGGACGTAGCCCTTGCCCTCGGAAAGCGCCCTGACCTGGCCGTGTGCCTTGTTGAGCCGCAGCGATTCAGTGAGCTTCGTGTTCTGCTCCTGAAGGCTCTTGATGACCTGATCGGCCATCGCACGACTCGCTTTGTCGTTGCTCGTACGTAGCGCCTCAAGCGCCTCGTCAAGCTGCTTCTGCGTCACGCCGTCGTGGCCATTGCCATTCGGCGTGGGCGCCGGAGCTGGCGGCTCGTTCTTGGTGGGCTCAGTCTTCAGCCCCTCGGCGAGCTTCTTGGCAACGTCGTCTTCGGTCGCGTTCTCGCCGAGACCGAGCGATTTGCGAAGCGTGTCAAGCAGACTCATCCGGTGTATTCCTCCCCTCCTGATTTCTCGAAGGTCTTCGCCATTGCGACGAGCTTGCTAACGTGGCCCACCTGAGCGTCGATCACCTCCCTCGCCATGTCCTTGACTGACGAGAGCGAACCACTCAGCAGCTCGTTCACGGCCAGCTCCATGCAACGGTTGTACTGGTAGATCAGCTCACGCACGAAGCTACGATCGGAATAGTTTGGTACGCCGTCCTGAAGCTCGACCGAAACACCCTCAGCCAAGCGTCGAATGGCCATGACCTTCGCGACGAACTCAAGGTTGCTTGGAGGCGGAGGAATCTTGGGCTTGAACGACTCGACGTAGGCCTCAGATGCCGCAATCGGAAGAAGATCCTTGAGGTACGGCCGGTTCGTCAGGGCCGCGCCGAACAACACGTCTTTGAATGTGTTGCCGTCTGCATCAGTCCACTCGTCATGGAATTCTGGCGAGAGGTACTTCCACTCACCGGCTTTGATCTCCTTCTTGGCCGTGTCCGTGAATTCGACACCGATCCACAGGCCGTCGTCACGGACCTCCGAGTCCCTGATCCAGCCCGCAGCCTTCCCGCCTTTCGCGACATCGCCCTTGTGTTCGTAATCAACATCAAGATCGATCTTGCGAACGCGGTTCTTGACGTTATCGGCAAAACGTTGGAGCCGTTTCTTGGTGAAGTCGAGCACCCCATAAACAGGATGCTCCTTCTTGCCGATTGGCATCGTGTGCAGCCACGTCAACCCTTTTTCAGCAAGCGTGTCACCGCTGATATCGAGGACGTAGATGAGTGATGCCATCAGGTCCGCCCAGGTCGGTCAGGGTTGAGCAAGTCTGTCATTTGCAAGTCTCACCTCAATCTGAATTGTACCTCACGGGAGTGGTCACGTGGAAGCGATGGTCAGGGGACCATGGCGGTAGGTGAGCGGATGCGTGTTGAGGGTTACGACCACCTTGTAATAGAACAACCCAGCCGTTTGCGTCACGGCCGCCGTGATTTGAATCTGAGCTACCGGATCTGTTGACGGGTTCAAGATCGAACCGGAAATCGTAGTTCCAGAGGCATCTGACGTAAGTTTATTCAGCTTCGAAATCCACTGAACAGTTGCGCCCGTGAGATCATCGATCTGCTGCTGACCATTCGTCAACAATGTTCGAAGAGAGAACTTGAGAAGCGGCTCGTCCTTCTCCGGAATCGTAAGTGGTGCGTACATCTATACCCCCACGAGGCTGGTCACCGCGAGAAGTTCGCGCTCACTAATAAGTGCAAGGAATGACGACTCGTACACGGCAGTCTCAGCGTAATCAGCTCGCAGCGCAATGCCATAGATAATCGAGCCGAACCCGACGGTCGGCATCGGTCTCGTCTGGACACGCTGTTGGACGATGCCGGTCCCGTGTCCGACCTTTGCGGTTGTGGTGACAGTCGATGTGCGTTGGGTCGTCGCGCCCGTTCCTCTTCCAACCTTGGCCGTCGTCGCCAGCACTTGTGTTCGTTGCGATACCGAGCCCGCCCCAGCCGAGAGACGGTATTGAGACGCCGGCCGAACTGTGGTGCGTTGCTCGACACGCCCGACGCCGATTGCAAGCCGTAGGCCGTAGACGGCTCGCGAGGCTGACCGTTGCGTCGGCCCCGAAGTTGAGACGCTAACCTTCGTACCAGACGCGATAACTTGCGAACGCTGTTGCGGGCGCCCGGTGCCAGATGGTATCGCAAGGACCGCGCCGCCAACAGCTCGTAAATCGTTCCGCTGTTCGGCACGTGCCGTACCGGCCGACAGCTTTGTGTCCGAGGTGGCCGTTGCCTGGCGCTGTTGTGGACCGAGCGCCGTAAGCCCGACCTTTGTATCGGACGTGCGAACTTCCGTCCGTTGTGACGGGCCAAGCGCCGAAAGACCGATCTTCGTCTTGGACGAAGCGATTTGTGAGCGCTGTGCGATCGAAGCCAACTGGCCAATGACCTTCAGCGACGAGACGACAACCGTATTGCGCTGCTCAACCTTGGCCGACCCGGCACTGAGCTTCGTACCGGACGCCTGAGTCAGGCTGCGCTGCTCTGGTCGAGCAGCACCATGCGGAGTGACGAGGACGCCGGCTTCTTGCGTCAGGTTACGTTGCTCAGCGCGGGCCGCGTTAGCCCCAATCTTCGTGCCAGATGCCTGCGTCAGGCCGTGCTGTTCAGCTCGCGCTGTCGCCGCGCCGACCTTCGTATCTCCAACAACGACCGTTAATCGCTGTTCAGAACGTGCGGACCCAGCTCCAACCTTCGTATCAGCAACAACTACCGTCGATCGTTGCTCAGCGCTGGCAACGCCAAATTTAAGAAGTGCAATGGAAAGCGGCTTGGAGACGACCCGGAACGTGCCCGACCCGGCGTCCTCGGTCCACGCGACGCCGAGGTTGCCATCGGCGCCCTTGAGCCGGTAGCCCGACAGCGCCGTGCGAGTCTGCGTGCTCGTTTCGAATGCAGTCCATGTACCCCAGGTGCCGGCGCCGTTTGAATATTTCACATAGCGGATAGTATTGGCCGCGTCCGAATCGATGACGAACAGCCACACGTCGGTGCCGTCCGTGGTGAGGAAGACCCCCGCGCCGGCCTTGCACGCCTGCGCCGGAATCGCGGGACCGTTTGACCAGGACGTACCGTTGAACCTACGACACAGGTAGTTCGTCGCGGAATCGGGATTTCGCACAACCAGGAATACGTCGGTCGTTGTGCGGGCGACCGCGCCCCAGTCCCGCGAATCGAAGTTCGCCGTCGTGGCCGCCGCGAGGGCAGTCTGGGTAACCGCAGACCAGACCCCCGTGGCGGAAGTCTTTGCCCACTTAATGTTCTTAGTGAGCTTGCCGCCGACATCGCCAGCATCTATGAGACCGAGCGAGACACCGCCGCCGAGGTCAAGGACGCTGGCGACATCGGTGTCGCTCGCGCCCGCTGACACATCGACGTTGGCATCCCAACCGGCCGTCCAGGAGGAACCGGCGTCGGTGTTGGTGGCGCGGTGCGCGTTGAAGTCGCCGGTCGATGACGCGCCGCCCATGACCGAGACGACTTCCGGCCGGTTGTTGGAGTCGATGTTGAGGGCTGGACAGTACGCCTGATCAACGGGATTTGACGTCGATGAGGACTCCAACGTCCCCACCGAGCCGAAGGTGATCGACCCGGCGGCGATCGTCGCTCGTACGTGATCGAGGCCATAGGCGGTTGCGCTCGTCCGCCAGCCGATCGTGATATGGACAACATCGGTGGATGAGATCGACTTGTAGGCCACGCCGATGTTGTTACCGTACTCGACTGTTGTGCCCGCCTTCGGCGAGTGGCTGAGTACCAAACTCGCCTGACCCGTCCAGGTGATCAGGTCCGTCGAGCGTGCCGTTCGCAACGATGTCGGGCTCGTTGCGTCAATCCAGACCAGCCACCACGCCGCGTCACCAGTCGCGTAGAAGAGGTGGCTCTGATGCGGGGTCCCCGTTCCATCGGCGGAAATCGTGCCGAAGCCCGGCGTCCAAGCGGGACTGAAGGCAAATTCAGCGAGAGGGACCAGCGCCACGGCCTAACCCCCTACGGAATCGTGAACTCAGACCAGGCGACATTCGTGACGAACCGACGCGTGTCCGAGGTGGTGCCGGCGTCGGCCTGCCAACAGACGATGCCCTGGTTCTGGCGCAGCAGCATCTCGCCATCCTCGGTGTCGGGCACCCAGTCTTGCCAGCCTGGCGCCTCAGAGCCGACCGCCGTGAGCGCCGCCACCGGCAGGAACGCCATGAACTGCTGCGCCAAGGTCACCACGCTAGTCACCTGCGTGGAACGCAGGCTCGCGGTCGCGGCGGCGAAGCCGGAGTCGGTCTTGGCCGGCACGATCGCGGTCCCGGCTGGGGTGCCGGTGAACGTGAACGTCTGTAGCATGATCCGGGGGCTGGTCGGCGTCGGCAGCGCCGACCCGTGCTGGGAGGAGAACTGCACCCTGCGCAGCGAGCAGATCACCGTCGCCGAGGTGTTGTAGAGCCACCAGAACCCCGTCGAGGTGCCGTTCTGCGCGGCGGCCAGGATGACGTGGGCGCCAGTGTGGGCGCGGTACACCCCGGAATTGAGCCGCTCCGAGATCGGGATGACGTATTGCTGCTGCACCACACCTGGACCGGCGACGGTGATCTCGCGGGTATGAATCGCCTTACCCACGGAGTCTGCGGGCAAGATGATCTTCTGCGCACCCATTAGCGTCTCACCCCTGTCTGGTCATGGGCCGGTATCCCAGCGGTTGCATGCCAGCAACGACGCTGGCTTGCCTCTGGCCAGAGACGGGCCGCCGGAACGGGAGGAACGGGTCGACCGCCAACGCTTTGCATTCCGCGTCAGTCAGCTTGCGGGCGTAGACCAGCAGCGTGGAGACGTCGCCGCCGACACCGACGACCTCATCGGAGCCGAAGATCCGCATCGGCCCCGTCGTGTAGGTGATCGTCCCGGTGACCGGTGCCGAGCTGGTGGCCGACTGCCCCGCGCTTGCGCCGCCGTCCTTCAAAACGTCGACGGTCAGGATTTCGCCGTCGCGCCAGCGGAAGAAGACGTTCGTGTACTCAGTCGTGGACAGCGGCGCCGTCGCGGTGGCGTCGGTGTTTTGACCGCCCGGAGATCCTGAGGTTGTCAGCACGCCGTCGAGGGTGGCAATGGTGTCAGCCGAGAACACCGCCCAGCTCGCCTGCGCGCCCGAGGTAATGACCTTGCCGAAGATGCCCGCGCCCGTCGCGGTCGTGCCGTTGAACCGGAAGCGACACACCACGGTGATTTCTCTGGTTGGCCGGTGGTGCTGCGGCGCGTCGGCGTATTCGAGGTAATTGCCGCCGCCAGCCTGGCTGACGATTATCTGGCCTCGGTTGTCCCGCCCTCCGGCTACGGTTCCGACGACCGAGCTGGGGCGGATGCCGGTGATGATCTCACGCCACCCGAGCGGGCCGGCTTCGAGGATCGGGAACGCGATCGACAGGCCGTCCCACGCCCAGCGGTTGACGTTCTGGCCGATGTCGTCGGCCTGGTTGGGGGGCGGCTTGCGCTTGGCCTCATCGCGTTCGAGCAGCGGCACCGTTACACGCTCTGCATCTGATAAGTCGACTCACGCATAGTCGAGCCGGACGCGGGAAACGCCTTGTTGGTGGTGTTCTGGACGAGATATTTGTAGTCGCCAGGCGGCAGTACGACACCGCGAACGACCATGATTTGTACGCCCGTAACCGCACGCACAACGAACCCGCCGACGTAGAGGGCTGCCTGTGGGAGAACGGATGCCGAGCCGTCCGGGTAGGTCGTGCCGCCGTCGATCGACGGGAGTAGGTAGACCTCGATCACGGTGCCGGCAGTCGGCGCGATCGAGAAATTCACGCTCAGTTCGAGATCGGCCCACAAGTTCAGCAACGCGCCGTTGTCCAGCGCCCCACTGACCGCCTTGCCGGTGGTCGCGGCGAGGGAGTTGAGCTCGGTCGACAGCACGACGTTCGGCGAGCTGTACGGGCCGAGCTGGATCGTCGCCATCGATTACCTCCCCAGCGCCGCCGCAACCTGCTGCGCGGTCACCGGCCCACCGAACAGGACCTCAGCACGGGACGCCAGCCGTGACGCCGCGTTGGTCAGGTTCGTACGGGTCGTGCCAGCGGCGAAGATCGAAATCACTAGGGTCCGCAGGTTGGCGTCCCCGGTCAAGACATCCGGCGTGCCGAACACCAGCGCGCACAGGTCCCGCTGCGTCTGGGTCAGCGCGGTATAATCCGCCGCGATAATGCAGGCGACCAGCTCCCTTGCCGGGACGGTCTTCTTCCAAATTTGCTCCTGGTTTGCCACGGCAATCGGCTCGGGGATCGCGTTGATCTTCAGGGCAAGATCGTCGGAATTGGCAAGGACAGCGGCATAGCCCAGGCCCAACGGGTCGGTGTTGAGTTCGCTCGTCAGTGCGGCCGAGTTGAAACCCGCACCCGGATTGACTGGTGCAACCGGCATGTCAATCTCCTCACGACAATAACGCTTGCGGTTACAAAATCGAATTACAAAGAATTGACTAGCCTGGCAAACTGACAGGGAACGCATCCACGCGGTACTGACCCTGGCCAGCAAACACTTCAGGAACGAACTTCTGCACGTCGCCGTCACCAATCGCCGTGATGTCAATGGCAGCGCCGCCCTGAGTTGCGGAGACGCGGAACGAGTCGGTCGTAAGTCCGGTAGAAATGACGAAGTACCCAGTGTCCTCGGCCAGTCCAGTAGGAAGTGCGGCACCAATCGTAGCCCAGACCAACACCCGATCGTTCGCCACGAGCCCGTGTGCAGGCGACCAAATGTCGTTATTGGTTACATCGGTAGCGTCAGCGACGGTAAACGCCCGGCGGGCCGAAGCCCCAGCCGGCGACCACGCACGAACGGTTGCGGCACCAGACGCGCTGTCGCACAAAGAGACGGCCATGACGGTCGTGCCGGCCGGAACGTCAAACGTCTGTGGAGCCGCGATGTCCTTCGCGCCAGCAGCAGCGGCGTTCCAAGTGGTCGCCTTCCTCGCGTAGGCAGGAGCACCGCCAATAACCTCATTGCCGGGGTTCACGGTTGGAGGAAACGCGGTGTGCAGTGCCAGGAACGGCGTGCCAGCACTCAAGCTGTTCGCCGCCGCCGAATCAAGTAACGCATTCTTTGTAGTAGTCCCAAGAACAGCGGTCATTTAAGTTCCTCCCGCCTCTACGTCGCGCAGCTTGGTGGGTTCCCTGCCTCACGAATCGCGTCGGTGTACGACTGTGCGAACTGCTTGCCAGCATCTTTAGGAGCCAAGTAATTCGGGTCGGTCGGCTTGAGGCTGGTCCGGCGAATCAGCTCCGCGATCCGGTGCCACTGCGCCCGAAGTGCCGCATCGCCGCGAACGTCCGAGCACTGCTTAGCCGCATGGGCTGCCTCGCGGTGGCTGATCTGCCGGATCGCGGCCCATGACGCGACGTTCGCCAGGCACAGGAACAGCAGACCGAGGGTCATCCCGAGCTTGAATCTTGAGACCTCCGATGCGGGGGACCCACCCGCGCCGCCAGTCCCACCTCCCCCACCGCCGCCGCCGGGGCCAACCGGCTCGCCGGGACCGCCCGCACCGCCAGCGCCACCCGCACCGCCAGGCTGGCCTGGCTCGCCGGGGCCACCGGCCCG